TAATAATTCAATTATGTCATTAGATAATGGAGACCAAGCAGTTGTAAATGAGTATGTACCATCTTCCATTTCGTTGTCATAACATCCCCATTTTGTACCAAGATGAAATATTGACCAATCGTACCAATTGTCATATTGATATTTGCTTTTTAAATCATCAGACATTTCTTGAGTTAGATAGCGTGACCAATGGTCTTCAGCTTTACTCTCTTGATGTTTATCGTACTCTTCTTGAGTTACGATTCTTGCTGGAGATGTTGTGTTGTTCAATTCTTTAGGCATTGGCATTAAATATCCAGCAATACCTCTATCGCCCTTAATCATTTTTTTAAGGGTTTCTACTCCTTCATCTGTTGAAGGAGTGATGTGGCAATAAACGTGGTTAGGCATAATTTTCTGATTTTAAGTTAATAATTAATTTATGATTAGCTATGTATTGGCTTCTATCGTTTTCAGTTTGAAAATACTGATACGAGGAACTACTTAAGTAATAGACATAGAACATTACTTGCTTTCCGAGTTTGGAAAAGATTATTTCTCTTCCTAATTTGATTTCATTCATATAAATTATAGTTTGGTTTATACCTAGAAAACCCCACTACGTTTTATAGTAGTGAGGTAAACTAGGACTTAACAACAATTATTTATTTTTATTTACTATTAAAGCATATGTCTGAAGGTTTTGTTGCTACTATTAGTTTTGAATATATATCTTCCATGATAGCTTTCTGTTTATCTGCTTCCATGCTTATATCATCTCTCATGTCGTATAGCAAATAAGATTCTACTGATATTGTTAATAATTCTAATTCTTTTCTATTTAATGATAGTTCCGTTGATATTTTCATATGTATAAATTTTTAGGGTTATGATTCTTATTGTCTTGATATTCTAGGATAGCGTAGACATCTCCTTTGTTTTCGTATGCAAACTTCATTGCATCTTTTTTAGTTTCAAAGTCATAGTCATTTTCTATGTAATCTCCACTATCTGTGTACTCTCGTAACTCTACTATATAATTTGGCATTTTATTTATTTTAATTAATTATAATTCTAGTTCTGACTCGTTAGCGTGTTCTATCCAATCTGTATCATCATATTCAGATAAAAAAGGTTCTTCTAAATATCGTGGAAAGCCACTATTTAAATAATACTCTTTTACTTGCTTGACATTGTAGCCATTATGTGTTTCTGATTGTTCACAAAAGGTGTGAATCAAATCTAGCAGTTCCTCTGCTGACTCTATAAACTCACTACACAAATCCTTTGGTATCTTACTTCTTTCGTGATTACCTTTAAGACCTTGTGTACCAGTCTGACTTCCTCTTGGTGCTGAAACGTGACATGGGTCTCCATTCTTACACATAGCTTTTGGATTCCAATGTGTGTCATTTGTCCATATGTCAGTTGGTTTCATTCTTGTATCTCCATACTGACAATAAGTTATAGTCTCTCTTCTGTGCTTGAATTTTGTCCAATGAGGTGCTTTACGCATTTTACCTCTTGGGTTTTCTACATACCATATAAGACTAGGGTTTTTCTCTAAATAAAATTGTATAATTTCTAAAGTTTTCTCTAGGATCTTCAATCCTACTAAATCTTTATTTCTAGGTTTAAACTCGTGTCCACTTACCCATTTTTTACCTATACAAGCTACTGAAAAGTCTGTACAAGGTGGTGATGCCCAGATAACATCTGGAACGTAGAATTCATCTAAGTCTCCTACTTGCATTTCATTTAATCTGTAGTCCCAATCTAAGATGTCTCCTACCCAATTAGTATTTGGGAAAGGCACATTGTCAACTGAGAATACAGAATGGTCACGTTGTTCAGCTACTTTGCCGATACTACGTGAGCCACTAAATAATTCTAGTATTTTCATAATATATTTACGTTTTGATTAGTACCCAAAAATCCCCAATGCATTTACGCATTGAGGCATTGGGAATCAAACAATTCTTTATAGCTTATAGTGTGGGGATTGTATCATAATCTTCTATGGTAGTGAATAACGCACCACCATCATTACCTTCATCATCTCTTGAAGAATACATCCAAAACTGCTCTCCATTTGGCTTTGACATTAACATACACAATGGAGATTTGTGCCACCCCATAGTATCTGTTTCTTTTTCTGACATATATTGTACTTTTAATATTTGACATCCTACTAAGTTATCCTTAGCTAGTTCAGTCCATTTTGTTTCAATCTTATTCATAATAATTGTTGTTAGTTAGTACCTAGAAAACCCCACTACGTTTGATGGTAGTGAGGTTATTTGTTTAATGAAATATGTGCATCATCATTATAAAGAAGCTGAACATAATAGTGAGGAATATAAGCCACGTAAAGGTCTCTAATGGATTCTTATATACTTGCTTTATCATATCTATGTGAAACTTTATAAACTCTTTCATAGAGGGCAATTTCTGTCATATTCTAAATCTTTTGAGATTTCAAGTTCTATCTCTTCAATCATATGCTCTAGCAGTTCTGTAACACAATCTCCATTTAGTTTCATTGAATCAACTTCTACTGACTCTGCAAATGATGGTGTATCATAATCTCCTTCTTGCTTTGGTATCACAGAATAATACACATCTACAATGTTATTTGGAGTCAATTCATATTTCCACACATTGGGTTTCTTTTGCACAATATTCATACATTCTGTAAGGTAACTATCTAATGTTCTTTTCATAATTTTCGTTTTGATTAAGACTAGCATCTCTGCTAGTTTCGGATATTAAATCCTCATCAGTTAATCTACATCATCTCCCATATATCTTTGAGTAAAATCCCAAGAAAGTTCTTTTACCTTACTATCAAGTCTTTTTAACTTGGTTTCACATATCTTATATTCATTCTTCCATTTCTCACTTTCTTCTTTATAGTAATCTCTAGATAGTTTCATATCCTCATAGATTTCTAGTATATCTGCAACCACATACTTAATAATGTTATCTGAAGGTTTACCTTCTGTTTTAGCTATTCTTCTATTAAGTGCTTGTTGTTCTAGAATTGTTTTTCTTGATTTATCTTCCATAGTTATTTATTTTTATAATTAATAGTTGTACCATACTCATTAGTTTGAAAATAACATTCTCCGTAGTAAAACTCCTTGACAAAATAATCATATAGTTTTTTAATACTATCTATTCTGTTGCGATATTGAGCATCTTGTGTTCTGTAATATATTTTTACTGGTAAAGGTGTTGTAATCTCTCTTATAACATTACCATCTGCATACCACTCTCTAAATTGGGTATAATAAGCTTTGCCTATTATATCTTGGTCTATCTCGTTAAATTCTGTGTTCATAATTTATGTATTGATTAGGACTATGCTAGTTGCCTAACATAGTTTCGGATATTGAATCCATCATCAGCTAATCTTCTTCTTCTTCCTCTTCTATTTCTACCTCAAAGTATTCACATAGATTCTCTCTATGCACTTCATCATCAATCCATTGGTCTTCTAGTTCCTCAAGGATTTCTTGGTCAAGATGTAAGATAGCATCTACCTCTATATTGAAATTGTAATTCTCTCCACTTAAGAATTCCCATAACGCTTCATGTAAATCGTAGTCTTCTAGATATACATTCTCTGCAAGATTTAGTCTGTCAGTGTCTTTTAAAATATATAAAGTGTTACCACACGCTGAATCTTCTGAGTGACAATAGTAGTCAGCAGTTGCTGACCAATTGTCTTGGATTTTTACGTTTGCATACTCATGTAAGAACTCTTTAAGAGTTATAGTTGCAAACTGAGTTGTTGTAATTTTATTCATAATTGATAGTATTTTATTTGATTAAGACTAGTATCTCTACTAGTTTCGCATATTAAATGCTCTTCAGTTAATCTTGAATTCCCCCAGTGAATTTACTGATGTCAATCCATCTTTCATACTTAAGTAATACCCTTTATCTATTAGGTTATTCATTACAGATGCACAACAATCTATAATGTCTATTGTAAATTCTGTCGACCCTAGATTACCAACATAACCATTATTTGGTTTATTGATTAGTATTTTAGTAGAGTGATTAATTGATAAGATGGTAATTGCTTTTAAAAATTGTGATTCTTTCATGATATATAATTTAGTTATTAAGTTAAGATGCCTCTCGGCATTTCGTCCTTATGGACTCATCAGTTAACTAACTTACCACTCGTTTTTAAAGTAGGTTGTACAATATGCATGACCATATCCCTCACCAACTTGACAATTCATATTTGCAGTCATCTCTTTGCAAAACTTTGCATATGTCATACCTTTTAGACTATTCTCTACTCCAGATTCTGCATAATTCCTTGCACATTCAAATGCTAACTTCTTGTTTGTGAATACTCCAAGTATCCCATCTTCACTACCTTGTACTACGATTAATTTACTCATAATTGTGTGTGTTATTATTTAGTTATTAAGTGACTATCACTCTGTGATCAAATTATGTCTCTACTCTAGTAGAGGGGCATAAAAAGTGATAGTTTCGTAGGTGTTTAGACCTTTACTCATCAGACTTAACTTTGTAATAATACTACATCATATTCTGATGCGATATCTTTGATTGCTATTAGCAATGCTACGTGTGGATTCTCCATTTTAGTGTGGTTTTATTTGTTATTAAGTTACTATCCGAGTGATTTATATTGACTTTCCCCCTCTTGTGTTTAATGTCATATAGCTAAACAATTTGTTTAGGTAACGTGGGCTAAGGTGCTGACAACCAGTTTGTTATCAATGTAAATCAGTATGTTTGGGAACGGGTATACCTCTCGGTATGATGTAAAAGTACACATAATTTATAAGATGACAATAACTTTATTAAACTATCTTCATAACTATATATAACCTGGTATCGTATTATCGCTGAGAAGCGATACAATGATACATAGCAGTAAACATTCTCTCTCTCAAGGATTTAAGGTAGTATACTACACTAGCTAACGTTTAAGCTTATGATGTACCGAACAGGGGTTATCCCTTCGGTCTTGATGTGGTCATCACCTTGCTAGCTAGCAGTACGTTAGGGAGGGGCAGGTAGGTATACCTAATACATAGACATATGTATACCCATCCTATAATAAAAAGTCGGAACATTTGCAGAAGTTTTTTTGAAATAAGTTATACAACACTATATATATATGACTTTCTTATAGGGGTGCATGCGTGTAGGATGGCACATAACCCTCAGGTTCATAGTATGTGAAATTTTTTTATTACCTTTACAAAAAAAATAATAGCCATGCACGGATTAACAGTAAAAGAAGGAAGACTAATAAATGACAGACGTCCATCTGAATCAGGAATAGCTCAACTGTGTCGTATTAAAAACTCAATAAGAAACGAGAAGAAGATCAACCAGGTGGCTGAGGGAATGGAAAGAGCTGAGTATAAAAAGAATTATATCGGTAAAATATTCTAAAGATAGTTTTGTGTGTTTTGATTTGTAGTGAAAAAAGAGTATCAAATGTTGGTACTCTTTTTTTTATGTTGGTTTTATGTTGATTTTATGTTGATTTTAAATTAAAATATTATACTTAACTTATTGATTATTATACTATTAACTATTTACTATGTTGAAATGTTAATAATAGAAGGGGAAATTTACCAGTAAAAAAAAATAAAAAGTAAATAATTTTACATAGTGTAGTTTTGGCCAAAAAAAAACGACATTTTAACATAAAGTGTCATATATTTATTATATTTGTCACTAATCTAATACACTTTAAATGCAAACAGAATCAGGCTATATACCTAAGAATCTTGAGTTTAGCGACGCAGGAAGACAAAAATTAATTAACGGAATTACCGCAATTTCGAAAGCTGTAAAATCAACATTAGGGCCGAGAGGTCGTACAGTTCTTATAGAATCCCCAACACACACTAACGGAATCACAGTGACTAAGGACGGAGTAACCGTAGCCAGGTCAGTTGCTTTGTTAGATCCAGCAGAAAATCTTGCTATACAGATGATGCAAGAAGCTGCTAATAGAACTGCAACCTCAGCAGGAGATGGAACTACAACAGCTATAGTATTAACTGAAGCTTTAGTTTTAGCAGGTCAAAAGTACATAAAGAAAGAAACCAATGTAACTGAAGTTATCAAGCATATAAATGATTTGACGGATAAGTTAATTGTAGTGTTAAAGAAAAATAGCAAGAAGGTTACACCGTCTAGACTAAAAGATGTTGCAGCTATATCTGCTAACAACGATAAGAACTTAGGGGGAATAATAGCTGAAGCATATAGACAGGTAGGAACCGATGGTATTGTTACTGTAGAGAAATCTATGAATGCTGATACTTATTCAGAAGTAACAAATGGTATTAAAGTAGAAAGAGGATATACATCTCCTTTGTTTATTAATAACCAAAAGAAAGACGAGTGTATTTTAGAGGATGTTAAGATCCTATGTTGTGATCAGGAGATAAGTAACATACTACAAATTGAAAATATACTTAAACCAATTATACAGAAAGGTGAAAAGCTTTTGATTATAGGGGAATGTAATTCTAATGTAGTTAATACTCTTGCCGCTAATGTTGTTCGTAATGGATTAAAGTTCTGTAACATTACACCACCATCATTTGGATATAAGACTCACGAGCTTATGCAAGACATAGCTTTGTCTGTAGGAGCAAAATACTATTCTGAAAAGACTGGTGATGATTTAAGCTTAATAACCGCAGATGATTTAGGTCATGCAGATAAAATTATAATAGGAAAAGAAAGTTCTGTCTTAATTAAGAACACAGAGTTAAGTGAAGAGATAGGTGATAGAATCAAACAGCTAAGAGTTCAGCAGGAAAATACTAAACATTTAGGTGAAAGAAAGTTTATCAATGAAAGAATAGCTAGTCTTGCAGGTTCTATAGGTGCGATATATGTAGGAGGTAATAGTGATGTAGAGCAAAAAGAAAAATTTGACCGAGTTGATGACTCGGTATGTGCAGTACGTTCAGCATTACAAGAAGGCATTGTTGCTGGTGGAGGAATAGCTTTGTATAGATTAGCACTTAAGTTTAAGTGGATGTTATCAAGCGCAGGGTTAGAACATAACTCACGTGTTGCTTTAGAAATTATATTAGAAGCTTTAGAGTCTCCATTAAAACAAATTTTAATTAATGCAGGTTTTGATTATGTTGAGATATTAGAAACTTTATATGACATGAAAGATAACGAAGGGTATGATGTTAAGAACGAAGTTTATGGAGACATGTATAAGATGGGAGTTATAGATCCTTTGAAAGTAACTAAGAACGCATTAATCAATGCTGTATCTGTGGCTACAACTATTCTAAGTACAAATGCTATTATTACACATAAAAGATTAGGAGAAAACTAAAACAATAATTATGCAGCCAATAGGAAAATATATAGCAGTAAAACCGATAGAGGAGGAAATAAAAACTAAGTCTGGTTTATTATTGTCAGCACAAGATGCTGATGATTTTAGATATAAGAAAGGTAAAGTAATAAAGCCTGGTAGCGATGTAACAGTAATTAAAGCTGATGATGTAATCTATTACGATAAAAGTGCAGGACATTCTATGCTAGTCAACAATGAGTCTATGACCATTATTGAAGAGCGTAACGTGGTAATAGTGTTATAAATTAAATTCTTATCTTTGTCTTATGGCAGTGAAAAAAAAGAAAACAAAAGTTTATAGAAGCACAACAACTAGAAGGTCTAGGTCAAAACCTACGACAAGTACAGTTTTAAAAGACAAGAGAACACCTGCTGAAAAGAAAAAAGCAGCTACAATACTAGCAGCTAAGACTAGAGTTAAAGATAATACGGTTGTAAAAACAAGAACAAGAAACGGAAAACTCTCACAACAGTTTAGGTCTAAGTCAGATCTAAATAGTAAATCCGAAAGATCAAAATCTTCTTCTACTACCAACACCAGAAAAGGAAAACAAACATTTAGAAGTGCATCTGTTACTCAAAATAAAGAAACTGGAGAACAGTTTGCTACAAGAAACCGTACTAATAAAAGAGGAAGAACCAGAACTACTTTTGTTACAGGCCCTAAAGCTTTTAAGAAATATAGTAAATGGGAAAAGAAAGATAATAAAAAAGCTGCAAGACAAGCTAAGCGTGGTAAATTAAAATAGTTGTTTTCTTTCTTCGTTAATTTTAATTATTGATTGGCGATACACTTTATCCATAAACGAAGCATCTTTCCTAAATAAAGGATTAGTTCTATGGTCTTCTCCTATCTCCTCACCATTTAATTTCCTATAAATAAGATTAACTAATCGTTTAGCTTTATACGTTAGTTCGTATAAAGTCGTTTCCTTACCTCTTTTCTTTCTCCACACATGTATCCATTGATTTTTTAATAATTGATCAAAACGATTAACATCCCACGACATTAACTCTTCATACTCTTTAAATTTTGTTTTATTAAAAATGTCTTCGCTATATAAAAAGAGAAGCATATCTATATCAGGCGTTCCTATTTTGTACTTGGCTTTAACCCAGTACCTTATAACTCTCCAGTACTTTAAGTAGTCGTGAGAAGGAGTAAATTTGTCTTTGTTTATTTGTCCCAAAATGATTTAATTAAATTCTTATCTTTGTAAATATAATTAATAAATTTAAAACTATGCCACAAGGTAAAGGAACATACGGATCTAAAGTAGGAAGACCAAAGAAAAAAGGTAATCCTAAGAATAAAAATATTATGGATACTCCTATGAGAAAAATCCCAGGAGCCTTAATGAAAAAAGCAAAACAAAAAGTAAAAAATGTTTTAAAGAACACTCCTAAACAAAATATAAGGAAAGCTATTCTTGGAGATGCTAACCCAAATGTAAAGGGTGCTTTAAAAATGAGAACAGCTTATAAAAACATGAAAGCAAAAACAGCACTAAAAAAAGGAGCAAGAGCAGGAGCAAGAGCAGCAGCAAGGGGAGCAATGGCAGGAGTAGGAGCAGGAGCATCAATAGGACGAGCAGCAGGAAAACTTAAAAAATCTAAAAAAGTGAGGGCAGGGATAATGCCTAAGTCACCAAAAAAGAAACCTACTTTAGTTCAAAGAAACAAAGCAAAAAGAAATAATCAAAAAAAATTCCTAAAAAAATAATGGCTATTAAAAAAAAAGTACAAGTTACCTCTACAACTGCAGTTAAAAGAAGAAGAAAAAGAAAAGGAGAAACTGTAGGAAGAGTAAAAAAAGCTACTACTACAAGATCTGATGGAACTAAATCTGTTACTAAAACTAATAGAAGAGGCACGACTACAAGAACAAAAGACTATGGTGCTGGTAAATCAAAACCAAAAAAGGTAACGGTAAATAAGAAAGCGACTAGCATGCGTTATGCTTCTACAAAAGAAAAAACTTATAAAAAAGGCGTTAAAGGAGCTACTATAACAAAAGATAAAGGTACTAGATATGAGAGAACAACAACTCGTAAAGATAGAATAAAAAATACTAAAAGAGCAATCGGTAGAGGCGTGAAGAATGTTGCAGGAACAGCAGCAGTTACAGCAGCGATGTTATCTCCAGCAGGAACTATGCTTACAAAAGGAGCTTTAGCAGCAGGTGCAGGTTTGGTTGGTGCAGGTGGCGTACGATATGCAAAAAATACTGCAAAAGACATTGGAAGACGAGCTAAAAATGTTGGTAGTAAAATTAAAAAAGCAATTACAAAAAAAGTTAGCAAAGTTAAAGCTAACAGGAAAAAACCCAACAGAAAAAGAATATAAAAAATTCTTATCTTTGGGCTGTAATAATAATTAAAAAAACAATATTATGAAAAATGCAGGAATGGGCGGTCAAGGATACAATTCAAGAATGGATGAATCTTTAGGAGCTAGAAACGGAAAAAAATCTCAGTCTATGAAATCTCGTAGAAATGAAAGTAAAGGAATGTCTAAAGCAATGGGCAATCGTTCTTTTAGTGCGGTTAAGTCTATGGACTATCAACCATTATCTACTTGGAAAACTCATCATCATTTAAGCTAGTTTAATGAGCTTTAAAAGTGTACAAGCAAAAATAGCAAAAAAAGGAGGTTACTCTAAGAAAGCAGCAGGAGCTATATTAGCTTCAGCTTCTAGAAAAGCCTCACCAAGTGCTAAGCGTAAAAACCCTAAATTAAAAAAAGTTAAGGTTAGAACACGACCACAACCAAAGCCAGCTAGACGTGAAAAAGTAATGGGTGTATTAAAACGTAAACGTAAATAATTTAAATTTAATCGAATGGCAAAAAAGAAAGTTGTAAAAAAAGCAAAAAAGAAAGTTGTCAAAGATATTAAGGTAGCAGAACCAGTTATTGTTAAGACAAAGGTAAAAGATAAGGGCGTTCCTCAACAAGTTGTGTTAGAAAACCAAGTTTGTTATGTAGATTACGTGCCACCAAAAAGACCATCTTACGATAAACGTGTTCACTTTAACCCTAATGATCTTAAGAAAAAAATAACGCCTGGCAACCCTTTTGAATAAAAAAATAAAAAAGAAATGAAAAATTTAGGAATAAAATTACAGCAATTATGGTGCAAATTCCAATGTTTATGGAATTGGTTAGTAGCTAAATTACTTTTCAGCGTAAAAGATTGTCCTAATAAGCTGTGTACGTGTAAGTAAAATGAAAAGAACTAGAATTGAATCAAAAGGCCTAGGAGACACAGTACATAATGTAGCAAAAGCTATAGGTGCTGACAAACTAGCAAACAAAATAGCAAAAGCAGCAGGTAAAAGTGACTGTGGTTGTGGAAAAAGGAGGGATACGTTGAATCGTGTCTTCCCATATAGTAAATAAAGAGATTTTTAACCCTCAAAAAAATAAAAATGGCGTACCAAAAAATAGTAGTTAATACAAATGTAGCAAATGTAGTTAACTCATCAGATAATGCAAACATTCCAATGCCAAGCGCAAGGGTTTTTGCAGGAACACAAATATCAAAAGCACAAAGAGCAATAACATTCTCTAATAACACTGCTTTATTAACAAATACATTAATAGATACTACTCAAGCAGGTAATAGTGAATTTAATGCAGCTTATGTAGGAACAAATGTAATGCCAATAGTAGCTGGAGTGCCTTTAGTAAACGCTGAGTTTGCTGCATCAGTTCAAACAGCAGCGGCAATTGGTGTTACTAAAGCATTAGCAACAACAACAAACAATACAGCTTCTGGTGGAGACATGACAGTAACAGTTTCATGTTCAGCTATAGGTGGAGTTGTTACAATGAAAGTGGTAACACAAGGATCAGGATATGTAGCAGGTGATGTTATATCATGTGCTAAAACTCTTATAGACACAGACGGAGCTATTGGTGCTGTGTCAGCAAACGTTACAGCTACTGTAGCTGCAACAGGATTTCTAGAAGTAAACTCGTATCAAGTATATAATGAAACAGTTACAGCAAATGCAGTAATAGTAGGTGTTGACAGTGGAACAAATTTATCTTTAGATAGTGATGCTTTTCCAACAACAGGAGCTATAGATGATGCATATACAATTATAAGAAGAAATGCATTGGTAGATAAGTCGGTAAACTTTTTAGATACAGATCTTTACCCAGGATTAGAAGTTGGAGCCATTGTAAAAAACAATACTTCAGGAGAAAGTGCTTATGTAACTTCTTTAAATAATGTAGGTGCAGCAGGAAAAGTTTCTACATCACATCAACTAACATTATCGGCAGAAATATTTGGAACTCTTACAGAAGTAGTTGCTCCTTATACAATATATGTAAATGCTGCAAACCCTAAATCTAAATCCTCTGGATTAGACTCGTCTGAGTGTTGTTTACTTTATGTAGGTTCTGATGACACTAATATGGCTACAGCAGACGCTTTTGTAAATGTTAGAGTTTTAACATGTGCAGATAATGATGTTATATTTACTAATTTTAGAGTAGGTGATTACTTACCTGTTCAAATAAAAAAAGTATTTAGAACTAACACAAGTCCAGCAGCACAAGACAATTGTATAGCAATTTGGTAATAACAATACTTTGAAGAAAGAAATGAATAGCGATTTGAAAGACACACTTGAGGTAGTTCTGCCCAATGCAGGAGCTATAGGATTAAGCTTAGCAGATTTTAATGAAATTTTAACAATGATATCTTTAGTGCTAGCTATATCTATTTCATTATTTAAATTATATAACTGGAAGTTTAAGAAAAAGTAACATCAATAAAATTGATGAAATTACCAATTAACTTTAAAGACTTTGCCGCCAACCCATTAGCAGGAGGATTGTTTTTTTGCATTATTGCAATAGGTTATTTATACATAGATAATAAAACTACTCTTACAAATCAAATAGAAGCTTTACAAGAAGAGGTAGTCGTATTAAGAAGTGATTATAAAAAATTAAACGACAAATTTATTGAAACATTAGAAAACTTAAATGAAGATTAAATGTTTTATATTATTACTTACACTAACATCTTGTTTGTCAGTTGAAAAAGAATTAGATAAATTAAGTGTAATCCCCAAAGATGTTGATAGTCTCTTTTTGTCAGTAGATCAAGCTGTTGAAAATATAATAAACAATAGAGAAGAAAAAGTTTTATTAGAACAAGACCTCTGGAGAAAGAAAAGAGATATAAAAAATATTCATAAAATTTATACAGATAGTATATGGAACTTAAGTAATATGTATGAGTTAAATACTATAAAACTAGATAGTAATAACATTGAATATAATTACAGAATAGTTTTAAGAGAAATTGTTGATACTGTAAGAATAGTTGTTACTGATTCTATTTGTAACGTTTGTGAAACAAAACAAAACAAAAGGGATAATAGATGGTACAAAAGAACTTTTAGGTGGATTAAAAACATATAATTACAATGAGAAAAATAGATAAAATTATTGTTCATTGTTCAGCAACTCCCAGAAATAAAGATTTTAGTGCTGAAGATATAAGAGACTGGCATGTTAAAGGTAATAACTGGGATGATATAGGATATCATTATGTTGTGCGACTTGACGGATCTTTAGAATATGGTAGGCCAATAGAAATACCTGGAGCGCATTGCCGAGGTCATAATAAGTCAAGTATTGGAATTTGTTACATAGGAGGAATGGATAGGCACATGGAAGAATGGGAAGACACCAGGACAGAAAAACAATCAGAATCTTTGTTATCTTTGTTAAAAGTCTTAAAACTTTTTCATGGAGATGCCATCATTCATGGACATCGTGATTTTTCTAAAAAAGCGTGTCCAAGTTTTGACGCTTCACAAGAATATAAAAATATATAATGGCAAAGAAATTTAAAATTCATAACATGTACAGTAAGACTGGAACTAAGAAAGTTGCTAAAACTATGAAGGATCATTTGGCATTAAAGAAAAAAGGTTACAATCATACTCCAAAGAAAAAGAAGTAATGTCAATACCTAAAACTACTAAAGGCTCTGGAGCAAATTACAGGCCGACTAAGTCAGGGGCTGGTATGACACCAAAAGGTGTTGAGGCATACAAACGTGCAAATCCAGGTAGTAAATTAAAAACTGCTGTTACAGGAAAGGTAAAAGCAGGAAGTAAAAGTGCAAAAAGACGTAAATCTTATTGTGCAAGAAGCGCAGGACAATTAAAGTTAAGTAGTAGAAAAACTAAAAACAATCCTAACTCTAGAATAAGACAAGCTAGAAGAAGGTGGAAATGTTAAATTAAATAAAAAAAATGGCAAAGAGAAAAGGACTATACGCAAACATAAATGCTCGTAAAAAAGCAGGGACATCAAGAACTAAATCTTCATCAACTATAACGGCTAAAGCTTATAGTAATATGAAAAAAGGATTCCCTAAGAGTAGAAAAAAATAATGAACGAAATATTTAATAAAATATTTGGTTCTGTAGGCATAGGTGTTGCGGATAAATTATCAAGTATAGTAGACAAGTTTGTTCATACTAAAGATGAGAAGGTAAAATTTCAAAAAGAAATTACTCAAGTATGGATAGAGGCTGAAGCTGCTATGGAAAAAAATGTTACAGACAGGTGGAATGCTGACATGACAAGCGATAATAAATTAAGTAAATCTGTTAGACCTTTAGTTTTAATATTTTTAATTATAGTTACAATGCTGCTTATTTTTGTTGATTCTGGATTCATTACCTTTGTAGTTGATGATGATTGGAAAGAATTGTTAAAAGTTCTTTTAGTTACTGTTGTTGCTTCATACTTCGGTGGACGCTCATATGAAAAAGGACAAAAAATAAAAAATAAGAATTAAATGGCTAGAATAAGTACATACGTCAAGGACTTAACTATTAATCCTGGCGATAAATGGATAGGAACAGATGTTGATTTTTTAAATGCAACTAAAAATTTTACTGCTGGTGCAGTAGCTAATTGGATTGCTAATTTAAATTATATAGATAGTCCCTATCCTAGATATACTTATAAAGACATGACAATAGCCGCTAACTCTCCAAGAGAATGCGGAACAATCACACAAGATCCTCCTACTGCTGGAGTAAGACCTTTCGCTACATTAACAGATTTTATGTTAAGTGAAGCTCAAAAAAATAGATGTTCAGTAAACATATCAGGATATTATGTTTCACCATTACAAACATCCAGTGTAATAATAACTAAGTGTGAAGATATTTCACAATGGGCGATATACACTTGGAACACAGCAACACAAGATGCGGTAGAACCAGCGTTTTGGGATGTTAATTTAACTTATCAAGCAGGCAATGGGGGGTTTGAAAATGATGTTGATTATTTTATATCTTTGTTGGACTACGGAGCAAGTGGTGGTGATAAGAATTTTGTTGCTAATTTAACAGGTGCATCTACCTTTGTTGTTAATCATGGGTTAAACAAGTTTTCATCTTGTACTATTGTAGATGCGAATGACGATATAGTAGAAGCAGAGGTAGAATATACAAGTAACACGCAGGTAGAGATAACGTTTTCTGAAATTGTAACTAATTTTAGAGCGTTTTTTAACTAAATAAAAAAAGAAAAAAGATAAAGAAATGGCAAACATAAATTTTTACGGAGATATAAATCTCAAAAATAACCAACTAAAGGAATTTAAGGTTTATAATGTAGCAGGTGGTGGTTCAGGTAATCCAGGAGGTGAGGGTCAGTTAGTATATGACACAACTGGAAATGTTCTTCAATATCACGTAGGTGGTGGAACATGGGTTACTCTACAAGCTTCTTCTGGTGCAGGAACTGTAACTAGCGTAGGTTTAACAATGCCAGCTGCATTTACAGTTACAAATTCTCCTATAACAACAGCGGGAACATTAGCGGTAACTGGAGCAGGTACTACATCTCAGTATATAAGAGGAGATGGTACTTTAGCAACATTCCCAGCAATACCTCAAGGTGATATTACATCTGTATTAGGTGGAGCAGGAATTACAGTAACAAACTCAACAGGGCCTTCGCCTTCAGTTGCGGTTGATTACTTAGGTTCTGATAATGTTATCTTAGCTTCTGCTAATGGTACTGCAATTGCAGTAGCTGCTGGAGATAGAGTTTTACTTTCAGATACAAGTGACAGTGGAAACGCTAAATATGTAAACATTTCTCAATTAACAGCTGCTGTAGGTGGAGGTACAGTGACTTCAGTAAGTGCATCAACAGCTGGAAACGCTTTAGATGTTGCAGTAACAAACGCTACAACCACTCCTGCTTTAGGATTTACATGGGCTGGAGCAGCATCACAATATGTAGATGGGGCTGGAGATTTAACAACATTCCCTACAATACCAAGTGGAGCATTTACAGTAGACGCTCCAAACGGAACTGGTACTATGACAATCTCTTCTGGAGATACATTTGATTTTGATAATTCATTCTACGGTGGTGTTAATATAGAAAAAGTTCCAGCTTCAGACCAATTATTACTTGGTATGGATATTTCATCTATGATAACAGTAGGTGCAATTTCACCACTTGATTATATCGCAATACAAGATGCGAGTCAATCAAATAATTCTTATAGAGTATTAGTATCTACATTAACAGGTTCATTAAGTTGGACTTTAGCAGCAGACGCTGGTTCAAATCAAACGATAACAAACGGAAACACAGCTACTTTTGAAGGTGGTGCAAATGGAATTATATCAACAAATTCTTCAGCAACTGATACATTAACCATTACTCACGCATTACAATCTCAATCGGATACTGTAAGTACATTAACACCAGGTTCTGGTGGAACATTTACAGCAATTGATTCTGTTTCAAGAAACGCAACTGGTCACGTTACAGCATTAAACACTAAGACTGTAACAATGCCAACATCACCTACTGTATACAGTGGATGGTTATTAACTGGAGATAGTGGTACATCAGCAAACGTAACGGCTGGTTCAACTGCTACATTCCAAGGAGGAACAGGTATTACTACAAGTTCTAATGGATTTATACTTGATATAGCGAATGATGGTGTTCTTACCAATGTTGCAGGAACTGGAATAGGCGTAAGTGGAGCAACAGGTAATGTAACAATAAGTAACACAGGTGTTACTTCATTAATAGCTGGATCAAACATAGGTGTTTCAGCAGCAACTGGAGCGGTAACTGTATCTTACACAGGTGGAACTGGTACAATGTCTTCATTTGTTTTAGCAGGAGACACTGGTTCAAATCAAACTATATCTAATGGTAATACATTAAGTATATTAGGTTCTGTAGGAATAGATACTGCTGCAAGTGCAACAGATGATTTAACTATTACTTTAGACTTAAACGAATTACCAACAACTGGAACATGGACAGATTCAGCAGATACATTTGCTGTTGTTGACGGAACTGCCAATGCAAGAATAAAATCAACTGATATTGATTTAGGAAACTTTGGTACTTCAATGAACAATACGGCTGGTACAAGTCAGAAAATAACTAATCTTGCTCCTGGAACCGCAGGAACAGACGGGGTTAACGTAAATCAATTAAACGCAGCAGTAATTGGACTTCTAGAATTTAAAGGAGGATTTAATGCAAATACAGGTGCTATTGATGGAGCGGCAACTAATTTAACAGTAGGAGCAGCGAGGGTTGCAATAGCTGTCGGTGATTTCTACGTATGTACTACCGCTGGTAATTTCTTTGGAAATGCAGCAACACCTTTAACACCTGGTGATCAGGTAATAGCAACTGAAGCAGCAGTAGCAGGAGCTTCTGTAGAATCTGATTTCGTAATAGTTCAGTCTGATACAGATTTAGCAACTGCAACAACAGTAGGTTTAGCTAGCTTCCCAACAGCTGGAGGGTTAGTTGTTTCAACTGGTGCAGTAAGCATGGCAACTGTCGGAGGTGCAGGTTCTGTAGGTTCAGCAAGTCAATCTTTATCAATGACAACAAATGACAAAGGAATTGTTACAGCTAAGTCAGCACAATCAATACAGATTGGAGCTGGTCAAGTAACAAACTTTTGTACTGAAGTTGAAGACTGTGTTAACGCTGGATTCTTCTATCAAGTAACATTTGGAAATACATCTGATTTAAATTACACGATTAGTCATGGGTTTAACACAACAGATGTTATGTGTCAGATATATGAAGTATCTAGTGGGGACACTATATACGCAGAAGTTGAAAGAACATCTGCAACAGCTGTAACGGTTAGAACTAATACTGTTCCTGGAACAAACGCCTGGAGAATATTAGTAACAAACGTATCAGCATAATATTAATTTTACATATATTTGTAATGCATGGCTTACTCTAATCATTATAATGACCTAGTACTACCATCTGGAACGAAATTACGTCTAGATGGTAGTAGCTCAGGTACTACTTACATCTCCAAAGTTGGGGCAGGTGCATCTATTACTATAACTACAGGAGGAACATCGGCAGCAACTTTTTCAGCGACCAGTCAAACTTTTGCAGGCGATATAACTGTTTCAGGTGGAGACATAACATTAAGCGGCACAGGACGTATACAAGGAGTAGATACAGTATCTTCTAATACAGATGCGGCTAATAAATTATATGTAGACAATGCTGTTGCAGGTGTACCACAAGGGGATATTACAGCAATAACTGTAACAAGCCCAATAACAGGAGGTGGAACAAGCGGATCAGTAGGAGTTGCAATTCAACAATCAAGCGGTTCTCAGTCTGGATACTTAAGTTCAACAGATTGGACTACATTTAATGCCAAGACTACAAACACAGGAACAGTAACAGGAGTATCAGGTACCGCTCCAGTTTCTGTAACTACTTCAAGTACAGCTCCAGTAGTGTCTATGGCAGCAGCCTCTACTAGCGTAGATGGTTATTTGACAAGCGGTAATTTTACCACCTTTAATAACAAAACAACTAATACAGGTACAGTAACAAGTGTAGCTGCAATAACATTAGGAACTACTGGAACAAATTTAAGTTCTTCTGTAGCTAACGGCTCTACTGCGGCAGTAATAACTTTAAATGTTCCTACCGCTTCAGCAACAAACAGAGGAGCTTTATCTTCAACAGATTGGACTACATTTAACAACAAAACAACTAACACAGGTACAACTACAGCTAGCAACGTTCAAACATTTACTAATAAGTCAGGAAGTAATAATCAATGGACAAATGATGCAGGGTATATAACATCAGCATCATTACCAACTGTAGGTAACGGAACGCTATCTATGACCACTAGTACAGGACTTGATGGTAGTGCAACATTCACAGCTAATCAATCTGGTAATTCATCATTTGCTGTTACATTAGATTTAACTGAAATAAGTTTAGGCGCTGGTCTAGATTCAACAGCAACAGGATTAACTTTAGATTTATCTGAATTTACAGATATGACTGCGACAATGATTGGTACTGATCAGTTTATTGTATTAGACTCAAATGCTGAAAGAAGAAAAGCAGCTAATGAAATAGGGTTAAGTATATTTAATAATGATGCTGGGTTTATAACATCAAGCAGTATACCTTCAGTTGGCAATGGAACATTAACTGTTGAAGGAGGAACGGGAATGAGTGGCTCAGGGACATTCACTGCAAATCAATCAGGAAATACTACAATTACTCTTAATAATAGTATAACAAACAATAATCAGTTAACTAACGGGGCAAATTATACAACTAATACAGGTACAACAACAGCATCTAACTCACAAACGTTTACTAATAAATCAGGTAATAATACTCAATGGACTAATGGCGCAGGATATATTACATCAAGCAGTATACCAACAGTTAACAATTCTATTATAACTATAAATACTGGAACGGGGTTAACTGGAGGTTCTTCATTTACTTTAAACGGTTCAGCTGCAACTATAAATTTAGTAAATTCATCACCAGACACAGGTGTACCAGCTATTTTATCTAACGGTTCAACACCAAGTTTAAACACTGGTATATCACAACTTGAAATAAGAACTTTAATTGGGGCGGGAACTTCAAGTACAACAGGTACAGTAACTGGAGTATCAGGTACTTCTCCAATATCTTCTTCAGGAGGAACAACACCAACAATATCTATTACTCAAGCAGGAGCAACTATATCTGGTGCTTTATCAAATACAGACTGGAACACATTTAACAATAAAACATCAAACACAGGTACGGTAACGGGAGTATCAGGCTCATCACCTATATCTTCTACAGGAGGAACGTCACCACAAATATCAATAGCAACGGCAAGTGGTTCTGTATCAGGAGCTTTGTCAAGTACAGACTGGACAACGTTTAATAATAAAACAACAAATACAGGAACAGTAACAAGTGTTAGTGGAACTGCTAACAGAGTATCGGTTACAGGAGGAAATTCTGCTGTAGTAAATGTTGTTACAGGTACGGTAACAGGTAGTTCAACAAATTTAGCAACAGGAGCGCAAATACAAACAGCTATTGACACAGCTGTAACAGGAGTATTAAAATATGAAGGAACATGGAACGCAAGTACAAACTCACCAACATTAACAAGTGGGTCAGGAACAGTAGGAGAATACTATATAGTATCTGTAGCTGGATCTACTAACCTAGACGGCATAACAGATTGGGCCGTAGGAGATTGGGCAGTGTTTTCTGATCAAGCAACAGATGCTTGGCAGAAGATAGATAATACTCAAGTTGGTAATGTAACAGGTAGTGGTTCATCAGGAAGAGTAGCATATTGGAACAGTGCTAGTAATATAACAAGTGATGCAGGATTTACATTTAATGGCAGTACAAATGCTTTAACTGTTACTGGTGCAATGACTTGGAGTGGTGGCGGATCAACAGAATCTAATTCTGCATATGATAATATGGTTACAGGTTTTGGTAATTCTGGTTCTTCTACAAAATTACTTACATTAACACAACAAGATGGTGGTACTTTAACTACATCTTTTAGTATACCTCAAGGTACAGTAACAACTGTTGGTGGAACAGGAACTGTTAGTGGACTTACACTTACAGGAAGCGTATCATCTACTGGTAATTTAACATTAGGAGGTACTTTAAGTTTAACAAGCGGTAATGTTACAGGGGCTTTAGGGTTTACTCCTTATAGTAATGCGAACCCAAGTAGTTTTACATCATTTGCAGAGCCAGGAATATTTTCAGGAGGTGGTACACCAACTTTAGCATCTGGTGTTACACAACTTGAAATAAGAACATTAATAGGAGCAGGAACAAGTTCTTCTTCTGGAGTTACAGGTGTATCAGGAACAACACCTATATCATCAAGTAATACGGGAAGTGGCGCAACAACTATATCTATTGCTACAGCAAACGCTTCAACAACTGGAGCTTTAACAGGAACAGATTGGAATACGTTTAACAACAAAACAACAAACACAGGAACAGTAACAGGAACAGGTACATCAGGAAGAGTATCTTTTTGGAGCGGAGGATCATCAATATCAAGTGACGCTGATTTTACATATGATACTACTGATGACTCATTAACAGTAGACAGGATAAAAGTAGAAAATGGAAGTGCGGCTGCACCAACTTTAACTTTTAGACAAGACTCAGACACAGGATTTTATATGCCTGGTGCTGGGCAAGTAAGTTTAAGTATAAACGGATCACAAGTATTTGGATTTGGAACAGGTGGAATAGGAGTTTTTACTAGTAGCCCAACAGCCCCAAACCCAGCAACCAATGATTTATCTACAAAATTAGCAACAACAGCATTTGTAAAAAATCAACAATACATAACCGCATCTTCTACTAATACACTTACAAACAAAAGTGGTAACATATCTCAATGGACTAATGATAGTAATTATATAACAGCTTCATCTTTACAAGGAGTTCCTGCAATTTTATCTAATGGCTCATCGCCATCTTTAAACACAGGCATATCAGCAGCAGAGATAAGAAGTTTAATAGGCGCAGGTACAAGCTCTACAGCTGGAACAGTAACTTCTGTTACTGCTGGAACTGGTATGACTCAAACTGGTACCAATACTGTCAACCCAACATTAAATGTAATTGGTGGTGATGGTATAAATGCTAATACAAATGATATAGAAGTTGATACAACTGTTATAAGAACTACAGGGGTTCAGTCTATGAATGGGGAAAAAACATTTGGAACAGTACCTGTTGTAGGAACCAAAGGAACGTCTGATGATTCAACATATGCTGCTTCTACTGCTTATGTACAAAATCAAGGATATATAACTTCTTCTTCAGTAGGAAATGGCACTATAACAATAGATGCTGGAACAGGATTAACAGGAGGTGGTACTTTTACTACAAATCAAAGCGGAAACACTACTATTACTTTAAATGCAAGTAGTAGTGGAACGGTTACAAGTGTTTCAGGAACAAGTCCTATAGTATCAAGTGGAGGAACTACACCAACGATTTCTATAAATACAAGCTTAATAACTGGGCTTACTAATCTTGTATCAACGGGTAGGATTCTTACTGGAACTTGGGGTTCTAATACTCTGATGACCGTTACAGGAGTTACTGACTATTCTTTTCAAGGAGAGGTAATAAATACTGGAACAGGAACTGTAGTTCAAGGAAAAGTTTATAATTTTAATTCAGGAGGCTCATGGGTAGCGGCAAGTTCTGACGAAGAAACTTCTGCAAAAGGATTATTAGGTATTGCTACAAATTCAGGAACAATGCCTAATGCAGGTATGATGACAAGAGGAATGTATACACTTGCGATTGACCCAGGAACAATAGGAAACCAATTATTTTTAACATCAGTAGCAGGTAATTTAGAAGATGGTGCGCCTACAGCATCTGGTGCTGTAGTTAGAATAGTAGGTACGGTTATGGATTCAACTAACGGTCAAGTATTCTTTCATCCAGACAATACTTACATTACACTAGCTTAAAGTGGCAAAAAATATAGACGAAATAAATTCAGTAGAAATAGATAACAGTTCGAGAATTTCTGGAGTTGTTCCTTCTACTGTAGTAGTAGGTTTATTAGGTATTGATGATGTAAATGGAGTTGATAATTCTGCTCCTGGATTTAGCACAGATTATTCTTTAGATTTAAATGGTTCAAATCAATTAGCTAATTTTGGAAACTTAGCAGGAACTGATGTTCAGCCAACTCAGTCTACAATGAATACTAATGGCTACACAATGGCTGCATGGTGTTATTTTGACGCTTTGTCAGGAGGAGAGTGTATTATAAATGTAGGAAGCTCAGGAACTAACAACTACTATGGCCCAAAAATATTTGTTAATGGAAATGGTGCTTTTGTTTTTCATATGATGGGTTTAAACGGTAGTTCACCAGGGGCAGGGTCAAACAATAGAAATTCTACAAGAACATCAAATGGTGCGATATCATCAGGACAATGGTATCATTTAGCGTTAGTTATTCCTTCAGGATCAATGGGGTCAACACAAAATAGAAATGCTTGGTTAATGTATATTAATGGAACGGCATATAGTGGTACATATGTAAGGTCGGGAAATGCAAATTGTAACTTAGCCTATTCAGGAAATACAAGTATTGGTTCTTGGACAAGAGCCAGTAATCAATCATTTTTTGATGGCGAAGTAAATAATGCAGCAATATGGAAAACTGCATTAAGCGCAAATAATATTGGAGCAATATATAACTCAGGAAGTCCAACAGATATAAGCATAAACGCTGGTCTTTATACTGAGTCTGCTAATCTTGCAGCATGGTGGAGATTTAACACTGGATCAGGAACTTCATACACAGATAGTTCTGGTAATAATCTTACAGGTACAGGAGTTAATTCTCCAGGCTGGAGTTCCAATGTTCCAACATAAATATTTTAAAAAAAATATGTATATTTGTTTTTATATATTAATTTTAAATAAAATCAAATGAAAAATTTAACACAAGAAGAATTACAATCAGTACAAGACATACACAACGGATTTAATAAAGCAAAAATTGACTTAGGAGATCACGTTTTACAAAGAGAAGCTTTAATAAAAAACGTAGAAAACATAAGAGTAGAGTTTGCACAAATTGAAAAAAATCTAATAGACAAGTATGGACAAGACTCTGTTATTGATTTAATGACAGGTGAGGTAAAGTCTAAAGAGGAAGTTGATGCAACTGCTAAAATAGTAGAAAAAGCAAAAGTTGATACAGCAGAACATAATAAAAATCTTAAAAAAGCATAATGTCTAAAATAAGCAATCAAGCTGCATATCCTGCTCTATTACAACCAACACTAGATGATTATTTAGTAATAACTGATTACGATAATAAATTAAGAACTAAAACTGTTAATTTAAGTACAGTTAAAAATTTATTTGACGTTAGCTATTCTGATGTAACAATAGGAATAAGTTCGGCAGAATTAAAGGCTTTATTAGCGACACCTAAAACTTTAATAGCTGCGCCAGGCGTAGGAAAAGTACTTGAGGTGTTCAGCATTTTTGCTTACATGGACGTTGGAGTTACGGCTTATGATTTTGCTGACCCTGTACAAGTAAAAATGGGTGTGTCAGTTTGGGCTGATATTCCTACATCAACAGTAATGAATTCAGCAGTTGACGCATCTGCACATTTTTCTAAAACATTTCTTTCTTGTCCAGAAAACACAGCTATTGTGTTTCAAGCACAAGGTCAAAATGCTACAGTAGGAACTGGTACTATGAAAATAAATTTACGTTTCAGAACAATAGATTTACAAACATTTTAAATGGTAATAAGAAAGATTTCTATAGGGGCCGATTATAAATCTGGTGCTATGCACTACATTGTTGGACAAGAAGTCTTAGGTGGTAAACACAAAATTCATCTTATTCAAAATGATGCAATAACAGATTCTTATAGAATTTGGGTTGAAAAAAATTCTGAAGTTTTAGTTTGGAAAGAATTTAAAACAACACTACCTATATCTTTAGAGTACAACATAAACTTTTAATGAAGTCTCCATTTTCTTTTATAGTAAAGCCTATTAATAATAGACGTTATTCTAATATTAAAAATTGGGGAGTAGATTTTATAACAAGTACTTCAGAAGAAGACCATACGGTTTCAAATAGATATGCAGAAGTTATAGAGACTCCAATAGATTATACTGGAGAAGTACAAATAGGAGATATTTTATTAGTTCACCACAATGTTTTTAAATTTTACAACGACATGTATGGGCGAAGAAAAAGTGGTAAAAGTTTTTTTAAAGATGACTTATTTTTTATAGATCCAGATCAGTTTTTTTTATTTAAAAGAAATGGTAAATGGAAAGGGTATCATAAGTATTGTTTTGTAAAGCCTAGTTCTGCTAAAGATACTTTTGTAAAAAAAGCAGGAGTTATTGAACCTCTTATGGGTGTTTTAAAATACTCTAACTCACAACTTGAAAAGTTAGGTTTAAAGGTAGGAGACGAAATATCTTACCAGCCTGAAAGTGAATATGAGTTTGACGTAGATGGAGAAATATTATACAGAATGTTTACTAACAATATAACTCTTAAATTAAATGGATAGTAAAAGTATAAAACTTCAAATTATAAGCGCAGGAGAACAAGCTGTTGTACAGTTAATTAAAGTAGCAAAAGAAGATATAATAAAATTTGACTCTGAAGATGAGTTGGCAGCTGATAGATTAAAAAATGCAGCAGCAACTAAAAAGTTATGTATTATGGATGCTTTTGAAATCATGAAAAAAATAGAAGAAGAAAAAGCCTTATTAGATGGTGTTGACATAAAAACAACTAATACCCCAAAAGGATTTGCAGAATCAAGATCAAAATAAAATATATCACATAGTAAAGAATCTAATTCCTAAGTCTGTTATTTCTAATAAAAATAAAGCTAAGAATTGGCAATACGGATATAATGACAAATACAATGTAGTTGTTATATCAAAAGATGGAACCATAGGTGATATATATAATATAAACAATTTATTAGTAGCTCTTCCTGCAACTCCTCGTTTAACTTCCAAAGAAAAAAAAGAACAACAAGTTTGGGTTGCTAAGCCTATTGAAAAAGAATTAAAAAAAATTCAATCAATATTTCATTGGCATCAAACATCTCCTCAGTTTAAAGCTAGATGGGTTGAATATATAGAAGGCGAGTTTGATAAAAGAGAACAAGGGGAATGGTTTTTAAATAATGGCATTTCTACATATATAACTGGAACACATTATATGTATTTGCAGTGGACTAAAATTGATGTTGGTAATCCAGATTTTAGAGAAGCTAATAGAATTTTTTATATATTCTGGGAAGCTTGCAAAGCTGATTCAAGAAGTTTTGGTATGTGTTATTTAAAAATAAGACGTTCTGGTTTTTCATTTATGAGTTCATGCGAAGGAGTAAATCAAGCTACTATAACTAAAGATGCTCGTATAGGTATTCTGTCAAAAACTGGAGCTGATGCAAAAAAAATGTTTACAGATAAAGTTGTTCCAATTTCAAATAACTATCCATTCTTTTTTAAACCAATTCAAGATGGTATGGATAAACCTAAAACAGAATTAGCTTATCGTGTGCCTGCATCTAAGATTACTAAAAAAAATATGTATGATACAGGTGATGAAGAGCTAGAAGGTTTAGACACAACTATTGACTGGAAAAATACATCTGATAACTCGTATGATGGGGAAAAGTTGCAATATTTATTACACGATGAAAGTGGTAAATGGGAACGTCCTGAAAATATATTAAACAATTGGCGTGTAACTAAAACATGTTTAAGATTAGGAAGTAAAATAATTGGTAAATGTATGATGGGGTCTACATCAAACGCATTAGATAAAGGAGGGGCAAACTTTAAAAAATTATTTGAAGATTCAGACTGTAGCAAAAGAAATCAAAATGGTCAAACAAAATCTGGATTGTATAATTTATTTGTACCGATGGAATGGAACTTTGAAGGTTATATAGATAAGTTTGGAATGCCAGTATTAGAAACTCCAGATAATCCTATAATAGGAATTGATGGTGAAGCTATTACAATAGGAGCTATAGAATATTGGAGAAATGAAGTTGATTCTTTATCACAAGATGCTGATGCATTAAATGAATTTTACAGACAATTCCCTCGTACAGAATCACATGCGTTTAGGGATGAATCAAAACAATCTTTATTTAATTTAACAAAAATATATCAGCAAATAGATTACAATGATTCTTTAATAATTGAACATCATGTAACAAGAGGTTCATTTCATTGGAAAGATGGTATAAAAGATTCAGAGGTAGTTTGGAGTCCAAATAGAAACGGAAGATTTTTTGTAACTTGGACACCAAGAAAGGAATTACAAAATCAAGTGATTGGTAGGAATGGAAAAAAATATCCTGGTAATGAACACTTAGGTTCTTTTGGTTGTGACTCTTACGATATATCTGGAGTTGTTGTAGGTAAAGGTTCAAATGGATCATTACATGGAATGACAAAATTTAGTATGGAAAAAGTTCCAGCCAATCATTTCTTTTTAGAATATATAGCTAGACCTCAAACAGCAGAAATATTTTTTGAAGAAATATTAATGGCTTGTATATTTTATGGTATGCCTATTTTATGTGAGAACAATAAACCTCGTTTATTATATCATTTTAAAAATAGAGGATATAGAGGTTTTTGTATGAACAGGGTAGATAAGCCTTTTAGTAAATTATCTAAAACAGAAAAAGAATTGGGAGGAATTCCTAACTCTTCAGAAGACATAAAACAATCACACGCTTCTGCAATAGAATCGTATATTGAAAAAAATGTTGGTTTAGATATGAGTGGAGATTATAGAGATAAAGATGATATGGGAGAATGTTACTTTCAAAGAACATTAGAAGATTGGGCAAAATTTGACATTAGTAATAGAACTAAACATGATGCATCTATTAGTTCTGGCTTAGCTATTATGGCTAACCAGAAGCACTTATATACACCGACTAAAGAAAAATCAAAAATAAGCATTAACTTTGCAAGATATAATAACACAAGCTCAACAAGTCAATTATTGAAATAAATGAAAGAGGTAACTATAAATATAAAGTCAGCTGTATTTCCAGATCAATTTGCTTCCGACTCTGATAAAAAAAGTTTAGAATTTGGATTACAAGTTGGACAGGCCATTCAGTATGAGTGGTTCAGAAAAGACGGTGGTAGTTGTAGATTTTATAATCAATGGACTCAGTTTAATAGACTAAGGTTGTATGCACGTGGAGAACAATCAACAGCAAAGTATAAAAATGAATTAGCAATAGATGGAGATTTAAGTTATTTAAATTTAGATTGGACACCTATATCTGTTATTCCTAAGTTTGTAGATATTGTAGTAAACGGAATGTCTGACAGATTGTTTAAAGTAAAAGCTTATGCCGAAGACGCAATGTCGGCAGAAAAAAGAAATCAATTTCAAACAATGATAGAGGGGCAAATGATTGCTAAACCTTTATTAAGTCAAATATCTCAAGATTTTGGTGTAGATGTTTTTACAGTACCAGAAGAAACTTTACCAACAGATGATCAAGAGTTAGAACTTTACATGAATCTTAAGTTCAAGCCAGCTATAGAAATAGCTGAAGAAGAAGCTATTAATACTTTACTTGCAGAAAATCATTACGATGATACAAGAAAAAGAGTTGATATGGATTTAATGGTGTTAGGTATAGGAATGACTAGACATCAGTTTCAGTTAGGACAAGGAGTTGTTATAGATTATGTAGATCCAGCAAACGTTGTATATAGCTATACAGAAGACCCATATTTTAAAGATTGTTTTTATTGGGGTGAAATTAAAACAGTTGCGATTACTGAGCTTATAAAAATAGACCCTAAGATTTCTTTGGAAGAAATGGAAACAATCTCTAAATATAGTCAATCTTGGTATGATTATTTTAATGTAGCTCAAATGTATCAAAACAGCATGTTTGCTAGAGACACATGTACATTATTATATTTTAATTATAAATCTACAAATACTTTTGTATATAAAAAGAAAGAAACTTCTGAAGGAACATTTAAAACGGTAGAGAAAGATGATCAGTTTAATCCTCCACCAGAAATGATGGAAGAAGGAAACTTTGAAAGAGTTGAGAAAAGAATTGATGTATGGTATGAGGGTGTAATGGTAATGGGAACTAACATTATATTACAATGGAAAATGATGGAAAATATGGTTAGACCAAACTCTTCTAATCAATATGCATTACCTAATTACGTAGCTTGTGCGCCTAGGATGTACAAAGGAAACATAGAATCATTAGTTAGAAGAATGATTCCATTTGCAGATTTAATACAAATGACACATTTAAAAATTCAACAAGTAGTTTCAAGAGTTGTTCCTGATGGAGTCTTTATTGATGCTGATGGTTTAAATGAAGTTGATTTAGGTACAGGAAACGCTTACAATCCTGAAGACGCTTTGAGACTATATTTTCAAACTGG